CTCAGGAGGCTTTAAATATGTACTTCCAAACAGGATCTATTATAGGTAGATCATTAACGGTGGAAGGAGAAAGAAATAATGGTGGTATACCTATTCAAGAATTACCAGGCGGTGGCGGTAATCAAATCCAGGTATTAATTGGTGCATATAATCAGTATATACAAATGATGCGTGATGTTACGGGATTAAATGAAGCAAGGGATGCTGCTGATCCTGACCAATATTCTTTAGTAGGTGTACAAAAATTAGCAGCTGCAAATAGTAATGTTGCAACAAGACATATTCTGCAGTCTAGTATGTTCATTACCACTTGTTTAGCAGAAGCTATTTCTTTAAGATTTAAAGATGTATTAGAATATCATCCCACTAAAGAAATGTTTATAGATGCTATTGGACAGTTTTCTGTAGGATCTTTAGAGGAATTAAGAAACCTTAATCTCCATGATTTTGGTATATTCTTAGAATTAGAACCTGATGAAAATGAAAAACAACTCCTAGAAAATAATATACAGGTGGCTCTTTCTAAAGATAGTATACATTTAGAAGATGCTATTGATATTAGAGAGGTAAAAAACACTAAATTAGCTAATCAATTATTAAAATTTAGAAGAGTAGCTAAACAAAAAGTGGATCAAGCACAAGCCCAAGCAGCTAGTGCCGCACAGGCTCAAGCCCAAGGCGAACAAGCACAAAAACTTGAAGAAGTGAAAGTACAAGCAGAACAAGTAAAAACCGAATCTAAAATTCAATTATCTTCAGCTGAGAATGAAATGGATATTAAAAAAATGGAAATCGAAACTCGCGCTAAAAAGGAATTAATGCAATATGAATTCAATTTAAATGTTCAATTAAAAGAACTTGAATTAAAATCTCAGATGGAGTTAGCAGAAAGAAGTAATCAATCTATGCTGCAAAGAGAGCTTATCCGAGAAGACACTAAAATTAAAACTAGTGGCAAATTAAGTGGGGCTCCTAATACAGATAATCCCACAAAAGATTTTGAATCTAAAGGTAATGATACCTTAGGAGGATTTGACATGGGGCGTTTCGAGGCCTCTTAATATTTAAACAATTATTTTATTATATACAATTATGGAAGAAAAAGAAGTACAAGAAGTGCAAGAAACCCCTAAGGTTGAAGTTAAAGATGTTGGTGAAATAAATCCCGATATAGTTACTCCAGCTAAAAAGGAAGCGGCAGTTTTAGAGAAAGCTGTTGAAGAAGGCAAAGTTGATCCTGCTTATGGATTACAAAAAGATGGTGTTTACAAAATTAATGTAGATAAACCACCAGTACCTAAAAAAGAAATTAAAGAAGAACCTAAAAAAGAAGAAAAAAATGCCATACAAGGGAAAACAACTGATAGCTTGCAAGATACAGGAGAAAAAGGATCTGAAAGCGGGGAGAAAACCGAGGTGGCATTGCGGGGACAGTCCAGTAAGGAAGATAAAATCTCTGAAAACAAGGAAGAAGTATTAAAAGAAGAAAGTGCTTCTGATTCACCTTTAGAGCTTATTACAGAGGAGCCTAAAGAACAAATTAAACAGGAAAAGAAAGAAACTCCTGTTAAAGAACAAAAAATATTACAGGAAGAAAAACAACCAAAGCTTCCTGAAGGAGTAGAAAAACTTGTACAGTTTATGGAAGAAACTGGAGGAACAGTTGATGATTATGCAAAACTTAATCGTGACTATTCCAAAATAGACAATGTAAGTCTTTTACAAGAATACTACGAATACACTAAACCGCATCTTGACAAAGAGGATATCAATTTTTTAATGGATAAAAACTTTGCCTACGATTCGGAGGCGGATGACCCGTCTGACATAAAGGCTAAGCAATTGGCCTTTAAAGAAGAAGTATTTAATGCTCAAGAACTTCTTAAAACAACAAGGGAAAAATATTATACTGATCTTAAGTTAAGATCAAAAGAAAAAAATATTGCTCCTGAATATAAAGAAGCATTAGAGTATTATAATACTTCTAAGCAATATGAAGAGCAAGCTAACTTAGCTAAATCTGCTTTCCTAAAAGAAACTAACAGTGTTTTTAACGAAGAATTCAAAGGTTTTGATTTTAAGGTAGGAGAAAACAAGTACAGATTTAAAGTGGATAATACTAGCAAAGTTAAAGAATCTCAATCAGATATAACTAATTTTTTAAATCACTATACTAATAAAGATGGAACTATTTCTAAAGTCCATGATTATCATAAAGCTATATTTGCAGCACAAAATGCAGATAAACTAGCGAATCATTTTTATGAGCAAGGCCGTGCCGACGCTATAAAAAATTCTGCTAAAGTAGCTAAAAATATAAACATGGATCCTAGACAAGATGGTTCCTCTATTACAACTAAAAGTGGTGATCAAATTAGAGTTGTCTCCGGAGATTCCTCTGATAAATTGCGAATTAAATGGAAATAATAATAACTTAAAATCAAAACAACATGGCTTTTACAAGTGGTGTACCGGCTGCATTGCAACCAACGCAAACTAAAACTTTGTATTCCGGTAATTACATTGATTTCACAGCTGCGGCTTTCGATCAATGGACACAACAATTTTTACCAGACGTGTACGAAAAAGAAGTTGAGAGATATGGTAACAGATCTATCGGTTCTTTTCTTCGTATGGTTTCTGCTGAGATGCCTTCTACTTCAGATCAAATAATCTGGACTGAGCAAGGAAGATTACACACAAGATATGCTAACTGTCTTCCACAAGGAAGTGCTGGTGTTATGCCAGCTGCTGGAGCGGCTGCTGCAATTGTAGCAAACGCAAATCCAGGAGGCGTACTTAACTTTAACATACCTGCTGCGAACCAACCTACTAGTTTAGGGGTTAGTTCAGTAGCTACAACGGCATGTAACTTTAAAATAGGACAAACGGTTATGATCCAAGTTCAAACTGCAGTTAATTCAGCTGTTGGTGGAACTGGAGAAGTAATAAAAGGAGTTTGTACTAATGTATCAGGACAGCAATTTCAAATTAAGTCTTACCTTTCACACGGTGGTGTTACTGCCGCACAAGAGGTTACTGCTATTGCTTACGGATCTGAATTTGCTAAAGGTACTGGAAACTTTACTGATAGCTTAGATCCAGGATATGCTACATTTACTAATGCACCTATCATTTTAAAAGAAAACTATCAAATCAGTGGTTCTGACACAGCTCAGATCGGTTGGATTGAAGTTACTTCTGAAAATGGTGCTAGTGGATATTTATGGTATATTAAATCAGAGCATGAAGTAAGACTAAGATGGGAAGACTATCTAGAAATGTCTATGGTTGAAGGTGTAAAAATGGGGACTAATGGTGTTCCTGTTCCAATTGCACTAGGAACCTATGGCGGTAGTTTAGCTGCTCAAAATGCTAGAGGTACTGAAGGATTCTTCTCTGCTCTAGAAGCAAGAGGAAATGTTTATACTGGTTTCGGTGGTCAAGCGGCTGCTGGGGTTGGTAATGGAACTCTAACTGATTTTGATGCGGTACTTAAGCAATTAGATAAACAAGGTTCAATTGAAGAAAACATGCTTTTCTTAAATAGAGAACTTTCTTTAGAAATTGATGACATTCTTGCTATGCAAAATGGTAATTATGGTGGAGCTGCCGGTGCTACAAAAGGTACTTCTTATGGAGTATTTAATAACAGCGCTGACATGGCTCTTAATCTAGGCTTTACTGGGTATAGAAGAGGATCTTATGACTTTTACAAAACTGACTGGAAATATCTAAATGACTGGTCAACTCGTGGAGGTTTTGGTGATATTGAAGGAGTATTAGTTCCTGCTGGAACTTCTACTGTTTATGATCAACAACTTGGTCAAAATATCAAAAGACCATTCTTACACATCAGATATAGAGCTTCAGAAACTGAGAACAGAAAAAACAAATCTTGGATAACGGGATCTGTTGGAACTGACTCGCCTACTTCTGATATCGATATCATGAAAGTAAATTACTTAAGTGAAAGATGTCTTATCACTCAAGCTGCTAATAATTTCGTATTATTTAAAGCTTAATTTTTTAACTATAGGATACGGGCCCTTCGGGGCCTCGTGTTCTTATTTTATATTATTTTATTATGACAACACAAACAAAAGAACCAACTAGTAGTGTACCTGAAGTTGAAAAAGGCTGGGTATACAAAGATAGAACATATGTATTAAAAGGATCAAAATCTCCTATTTCTTACACGATTCAATCTAAACATACACCTCGTAAACCATTAATGTGGTTTGACGAAGGATTAAAAACTAATAGAGAATTAAGATTAGCAAGTAATCAAAAATCTTTATTTGCAGATGAGCAAACAGGATTTTCTACCTTAACACATATAATATTTTTAGATGGAATATTAAATGTATCACGTTCTGAAGTAAATATGCAAAAGCTTTTATCTCTTTATCACCCGATGAAAGATCAGTTATGGGCTGAAGTAGATATGGCTAAACGAGCTTCTGATGAGATTGAAGATTTAGAATTTGAATTGAAAGCATTAAATTTAGTTCAAACTTTAGATATAGAACATTTAGAAGCAATTATGCGTACTGAACTTGGGGGTAGTGTAACAACAATGTCCTCAAAAGAATTAAAGCGCGATGCATATACATTTGCTAAAAGAGAGCCTGCTTTATTTATTGAATTATCACAAGATGAAGATATAAAACTTAGGAATCTAGCTAATAGAGCGGCAGAGCAAGGCATAATAAATCTAGCTGAAGATGGAACAGTATTTAAATTTGCTAATGGTAAAAAAATAATGACTGTGCCATTTGATCAACATCCTTATGGTGCTTTAGCACAATATTTTAAAACAGATGATGGTGTAGATTTAATGAAGTCCCTTATGAAAAAGCTTAATTAAGCTTACTGGATATGAGGCGAGAAATCAGCCTCATGTTCTCTAAATACTAAAAGAAAATAAATGATTAATATTAATAACGTATATCAAACAGTTCTTGTTTTAGCTAATAAAGACAATAG